AAAAGCTGCTTCAATTGAGTCATAAATTGCTGTTTCTTCTGCAATTGCATCTGAACTATCATAATTTGTGATACCATTTGTTCCTTTTCTTGCAACTAATCTAAATGAATTACCTTTCATTGGATTAAATAATTGTTTTGCAACTGCACCTAAATCTTTATCAGCTTGAGATGGACTTACAATTTTTTGAATTTTATCTTTTAATGTTCCAGACATATCTAATAAGAAGATTTTACCTTCATTTTCAGGTGCTGCTGGATCTTTAATAACTTTAATATTAGCATAATATCTAATTGCTCTACTGAATTTTTTAGCACCCTCTTTATCGCCTGCATTCCATAGTCTTGCCCATTCTTCTTGGAAAGGACATGCTGCACCGATAGTAATTGGTGATAATTCATTTACAAATCTTTTCTTACCATTTTTCTCAATTGTTGTATTAATTTTGTTTACTTGCATAATCATATTTTTGTGTTTGTCAGGTAAAAATCTGATTACTGCTCCACCATTTCCATCTTTATCTTTTTTCAATTTATAGAATCTATCGTCTTCTGCATATTTATTTGTTTGAGCTGCAAAAGGGTCTGCTCCTACTTCTTGTACCATATTATCGAAATCGAATGCGCTTACTGTTAAATTTTCCATTGTTTATTTTTCCTTTCTATTTTTGAGTCTCGTTGGACTTTATCGAAGTTAAATCGAAGTGTTTGTTTATAATTTATAAACATCTATCGAAAATACATATTGAGCCTGATTACTCATTAAAAATAACTTAAAAAATTATCTAAAATGAATAATCAAATTCAAGGAATTTTAACTCCTTGAATTTTAATTATTTATATTTCTTATTTTATAACTGAAAGAATTAATTTTAATCCTGATAATGCTTTATTTTTTAATAATAATCTGTATGCATCTCTTGATTCATTGTATTTAATTTCTAAAGTATAATCTGATTCCGGAATTTTTTTGAAATTCTCAACAGGGATTTTAATTTCAAAATCTTTTGATGATGTAGAATCTTTTGTGATTTTATAAGAATTATCTCTAGCATTAAATTTACTTGTTGCACCTAATGATAATGATACTTCTGAATCCTTGCATTTAAAAATAATTTCAGATAAATCTTTGAATACACCTGTTGCAGATTTTAACTTTTTAATATCATCAACTGCCAAATCAATTGTACACACTGTTGGTACTTGTTCTGTTTTATCAAATTGATCAGGACTAATATTATATGATTCCATTAATGCAATATTATCTGAAATATAAGAACTTGTAATTTTATCAGAAGAAATTTCAATAGTATCACCATTATAATTAACTGTTCTATTTTCATCAAATAATTTAAAAAGATTTAAGTAATTTCCTAAATTTCCATTTAATCCAATATCTGGAAACGAATTTTCATCGATTTCTGAAACATCTAAGTGAACATAAATATCTTTTGCTTCTGATGCAGCTACTGTAATTGGGTGTTTTAAGATTAATGTGTTTGTGATTGTATTTAACTGTGATAAAGTATCAACTAATTGTTTATTCATTTTATTCCTTTGTGTTTTAATTTATATGTAATTATAATACCAAAAGTATTAATTTTCTTTGAGAATTAATGAACTAATAAGAAAGTTCATCAATTATATATTGAACCAAAGATTGGTCAACATGATTATATTTAATTATTCTAATTAAATTATCAATCGTCTTTTTATCCGAAAGAATTTGTGCATCTGTTTTACCTGAGAATAAAGTTTCTAAATAATAATCTTTAGAATATCTATATTTTTCAGATAAAAGAAGATCAAAAAGTTCTTCTTTTTCAAATTTTGATAAACTTTTATAAATTTCATCAATATCTAAATTAACTTCAACTTCTTGTGAAATTTCAATATCTGTGTAAATTGTCATATTTATCCTTTAAATTTTAGTAAGTCCAAACAATCCAAAACCTATGGCGTTATAGTATTCGTTTTTTGTTTTAGGAACTCTAATAAATCCATCATCTGTTGTATTGAAAAAAGTACTTGCACCACCTGATAAAAATATAAAATCGCATTTATCTAAAATTTTGCCGTATTTTGTTTCAATTAAATGTAATAATTCTTTAATATATTGTTTTTTAATATCCGCAACATAATCTTTCATATCATGTTCAACATTTCTTAATTTATAGATTCCATTATTTAGAACTTCTTTTGCTTCTTGAAGAGTAATTTGTCTACCGTGAAGTTCTTTAACTTTTTTGGCAATTTCTGTAGCAATTTTCATAGCACCTTCTTTTTCAATTCCTTCAAAAAGTGTTGGTGATGTTTTACCGTCCGTTACCTGAAATAAGTCAACTGTTTGCCCGCCAATATCTGCACCAATGTATGTGCTATTTCCTAAAAATTCTGTTTGAAGTTGTGGAAAGTTTATTCCATATTTATCAATTGTTAATTTAGATCCGGCCCCTTGTGGTAAAACAAAAATATTTTCAAATTTAAAATTTTCTCCATTTACCGTAAATTCCTGTAACATTTCTTTAAAATATCCAGAGTTTTGAATTTGAGCTTTTGATAAACCAGTCACAATAACATCTGGTATATTTTTTAATTTTTTTAATATAAAATATAAAAATACAGGAGCATAAAATTCTAAATTTTTGTATTCTGTAATATCTATTAAATTATCCGATGGTAAATGTGTTGCATCTGCTCCAGCATAATATGCATGACCTTTATACTCAATAATTCTATTATCATTAATTAAATCATTCTTCTTTGTTAAACCCACCATAGTAGGAACCTTAAATATTTGTACTATTTCACCATTTTCAGTCATTTCAACTGCTTTTGTGTCTGAATAACCTATATCTATTGCTAAAATTGTTCTCATAATTCTCCTTGTTTTTGAATTTAATGTATTTTAATACATAAAGTATTAATTTCTTTTAGATTTTTACTCTTTGCATAATTTTTGCATACCAATCTTTAAAATCTTTATAATGATTAGAATTTAATGTTTTTGTTACCGCAAACTTTGGTGTTTTTGCAATATATTCTTCTGTTATGTGTTCAAATAACTTTGTGTTATTCTTATATGATTTTGCAAAAAGTCTGAATGGTAAATTATTTTCTTTACACATCTGATTAAAATTGCCGTGCGAAAAATACATAGGTTCATCATCGGGATTAAAAATTATTATCATTTTTGCCATCCCATTTTTATCACCTTTTCCAGACCCATTTAAAATACGTATGTCAGATATTTTCTTTGAAAATTCAGCACCAAATTTTCTACCTTTATTAAATGCTGTTAATTCTCCTGATAAATATCTTTCATCATTTTTATCAATTAAATATGTCTTACCTTCACTATCTTTAACAACTAACTTACCTAAAATTGTGCTTCGATACTTTGTTTTATCATAATCTTCTTTCTTTATTCTTATAATATTATTATCTTCATCATAAACTAAAAAAGTATTTTTAATTTTATGATTTTCTTTACCTTTGGTTGTCCCAACTAAATTTTCATTATTATCAAATTCTTCCTTTGAAACTTTAATATACACATTTGTATCTAAACATCTTGCAACAACAGTATTTTTATTTTTTGAGTTTTGAAATTTTTTGCCTTTATTTACTCCGACTAAATTTTCATTATTATCAAATTCTGTTTTGTCTACTTGCATATATTGTGATGTAATAATATTTTTACATGTAACTTTATTTTTTGAATTTTCAGAAGCAATTTTTCTCTCTAACTCGTTTAATTGTTTACCAAAATAACCATTAACAGCCGCATATGATTCATTAAAATATTTATTATTATCTCTAACACTATGTAACTTTTGAACTCTTAATTCCTCTGCTAGAGCATCTTTTCTAGTTTCATGTGTGCTTAAAATTCTAGTTTTAAATAAGTGTTTATTTTCTTTTTGCTCATTTTGGTATATATTGTACCATTTTTTAGATAAAATTGTGCCATTATAGCCATTTTTAACTTTTTGAATAGTAGATGAACCTATATACCATTTAGGTAATAGTTCGCCCTTATACATAGTTAAATATACACAATATTTATGATCCATTCATAAATCTCCTTTTTAATTGCTTTCATTTTTCTCCTTTATTTTCTTAAAAATCTAAATTTTGAAGTTCGTCTGTAACCTTAGGTGGTCTAACCAAATCTTCAATTTTTGGTTTTTCAATAATCTCTTGATTTACTGTAAAATCTTCATCAGTATTTAGATATTGTTCTAAATACTTTCTTTTTGGTTTTTCAGTGGTACTTTTTTCTTCTTTATGTTCTTTATGTTCTTTATGTTCTTTAACCTTTTCCGGTTTATCTTCATTTGAAGTAACAACAGATGTCCCATCAGAAAAATTTATATGAAGTGTATCAATGTCTTTACTACATTCTATAAGTAATTTAAAAGCCATTAGAATTCCATATCTAGCATTTCGTTTGGAACCTCTTTAGGTGCTCTTTGCTCAATATCTACTGCTGTGATTGGTATAGTTTCATTTACACCTGTTTTCATATTACACGGTGTTATAATAGTTTCATAAGGTGTTGGTGGTTTTTCAGCAACAGGCATTTTAACAAATGTTTCAGATGC